AGTTGGAGATTGGGATGAAGTATGGCAGGCAGCTAAAGAATATTATGAGTCTTTATGGGATGATATGGGTGCTGATGGTTGGAATAGAGGTTTCGTTGAATCACATATTGATGAAAGTGAAGTCAGGGATTGGTTTTATGACATGTTTGAGGAAGATGTAAATAATAATTATGAGGTTTACTTTGATGATGATTTACCACTTTCAGATGAACAAGAATCTCAAATTGCCAAATTAAAAGAAGAACAAGAAGAGTTAGATGAAATAACTGCTAACGTTGATGGTGAATATACTGATGATGAAGTTGAATTGGCTGAAGACAGATGGAATGAAATTGACGATGAAATAACTGATATAGAAAATGACCCAGAGGGGGAGCCAACAGTAGGACAAATAGAAGATATGGTTAATTCAAGAGTAGATGATGCAATGTATGATATGGTAAGGTCTATGGAAGATTACGGATTAGATTTAAATGATTATGTAGATACTGATGCTTTATTTGAATCCGCTATTGACGCTGACGGTGTTGGTAATGCATTAAATAGTTATGATGGTGCTGAGTATGAGGCGTCAATTAACGGGACTTGGTATCATGTTGTAAGAACAGAATAAAAAAAATATCTTAATGAATTCTAAAAAATCTTATAATTTTGGGGATAAATGGTCAGATGATTTCGATTACGATGGTATGTTGAAATCAGGATTAAAAGTAAGCCTAAAAACTCCAATAAAAAAAATGGAAGATTTGTTAAAATCTTTTACAGATGTTAACTACCATTCAGAGGGAGAGTACTTGTCAAATCTTATTGATACGGTAAAGTCAGGTGACATTCAAAATGGAGAAAAAAACCTTAAAGACTTTAAAGACTCTATTAAAAAAACCTTATATAATTTATCAGAAGGTCAGAATCCACACAGAAAAAAATATGTAGACGTTATAAGTGAGGGTAGAAGAGATGATATTTTAAATAGGTTTAATGAAAATCCTGAGTTACAAAAAACAGTAGAGGAATTTTTAGACCACGAATTTAATAAAAGAACTAATTACAAATATGTAAATTGGGTCCTCAAAAAAAACTTTGATGATTTTGGTAATACTTTTATTCCTTTAGATAGTGTAATTAATTGGCTTGAAAAATTTGATAGGGTAAGAAAAAACTTACAATACAAAGATATTAATCAATATAAAAACATTCATGACCTTATCGATACGTTAGAGGTGTATGGTGACACAAAAAGTGAAGAAAAAGGTAAGCTAAGGGCTGACACATTAAAAATATACGAAGATAATGACGTTCTTATCGTTAAACCACTCAGTTCAAAATCTTCTTGTTATTATGGATATGGTACAAGATGGTGTACATCGGCACAGTCAGGTAATAGATTTGACCAATACTTTGGTCAAGGACCACTATATTATTTTATATTTAAAAAGTTAGATAAAGATAATGATTATTATAAAATTGCTGTCCACTATGATGTTATGCAAGATAGAATGACATTATATGATGCAACAGATAAAGTCAACGATAATTTGTTAGGGTTCTTAAAAACAAATCCAGCATTTGATACCATACTCAAAGACATTGAAAAAAACCATAAGTTTGATGAATCTAAAAATCAAAAAACTATGTTAGTTAATCTCTTAAGAAATAATAATTTCAATTTTAAGAAAATAAGAAAATATATACTTTATGGTCAACCAGTTAATATACTTGGAAATAATGACGACCTTGTAATTGCTAAATATGGTAATAAAGATATTATTATTAAACCAAGTGAAGATGGTGAAGAAATAATATTTTACTCGTCCAAAAGTAATATTTTAGATAAAAGACCCACATATGAAATGGTAGAATATCTTGATGACAATTCAGACCCATATAATATAAATCATTTATTAAGTAAGAATACTGTACACACTAATTATAAAGTTATTAGAGATTTATTTAATTTCTTTATTAGTCAATTACATGAAGAATTGAATGTAGGTCAAGAAGAAGTTACATATTGGAGTCCAGTAAACAGTCAATCTAACTATAGATTTGAAAGTACTAATCCCGATAACTCTTATATTAAATTTTTAGAGTACATAAGAGATAGAGAATCTCAAAATGAACCAGCCAGTAAAAGAGATTTCTTAATTAATGTTTTAGAAAAAGACCCTGAAAAAATAGTTTTATCAGGATATCTCTCAACAATGTTCAGTTCAATGAAAGATGCTGGACTCGTTAGTCTTTACAGAGCCAAAGATTACCCTTATTTTAGGTATAAGATTGGACCCAACTACAATCTTTGGAAACAAGGAAGACTAAAAAGAATATGAGATTAAATACAGATTGGATTTTACAAGAACCTATAGATTTAGAACACAAACAATATGTTCTATTGGATTATATTGCTAAAGTTAATGAAGACTTTGATAACTTTAAATTATACCCATCTTTTCAAGAATTAGCGTTACATTTAGCCAATATTGGTTCAATTAAGGAAAATGGAAGATATATAACTCTTAACAGAGTACCCGAAGAAATTGATGATGAAGTATTATTAAGTGATTTAAATTATAAAAAATTAATAAGTACTAAAGAAAATATTGATGAAATATTAAAGATAATAGAATATTCTAAAGATAAGTTAACTGATTTATTTCTTATAGGTAAGTCCATATATTCTCTCATCTATGACGCGACTTTAGTTAGTGTTGTTTATAATGGGGATAAAATTAAAACTGAAAAACCAGGGAGAGGATTTTTTTATTTCAATCACAATAATAAAGGTTATATCTATCAATATTATATCAGAGTTCTGTCTGATAAATCCGGAGAAAACAAATGTGTTGTTACAAAATTATACGAAGGTAACTTATTAGATGACGATTTAGAAAATATAATCTCATTAATTAAAGAAAATCACCAATTAAAAGATGGTCCTAGATATAAACCACATGAAAAAATAGATAAAAGATTACCAATATTTAGAGTTAAATTTGAACAAGAATATAGCTTAGAGGGAGGGTTATTATCTATAATTAAAAGAAAAGTAATGAATTATATTTTTCAAACTATAAAAATTCAAGAACTAAAAAATGACGACTAAAATCAAAAAACCTGACCATATAGTTTGGGATGAAGAAAATCAAAAATATCATGCGAATATTTTACCTTATGGTAGTAGTGTATCTGCACCTGTTATTAAAATAGAAGACATATCTTCATATAAACAAAGAAACGTTCAAAAAATACAAACTAAATTCAATAAGAAATATCAAGAGTTAGTTGATGAATATAATAATTTAGTTGATGAAGTTAAGTTAAATCAAATAGTTTATGAATCTGATTTTTCTTTTGAGCCTGTGATAGGTAATACCTATCATTTATACTATAGAGAAAATGGAAAATATTTTTTATCTTTGATTGAACCCGAAATGTGGAATCAAGAATATGTTTTAAGTGTTGAATTAAATTCTGAACATAAGTGGGTTTTAATTAAGGAGGTATAAATATGAGTTTACAAAATCCAAAAGACGTAAATATTACTAACAATACCATATCCACTGTATTAGCTGGAGGATTAGGTAATATGATGTTCCAAACCGCAACACTAATGGTTTATGCGAAAGAAACGGGGTATGACCCCTTAGTTGGTTATTGGACAACTCATCAATCTGAAAGTTCTAAATTTAATAAACATCTCAATAGAAACGGTAGAAATATACACTTTGACCCATGGGGAGGACACATACTTAAAGACCCACATATTTCTTTTGGAGATGTATATCCTAATATACCTTGGTTCGATAGTAGACCAAATGCCTTTCAATGGTGGTTTGACCAAAGTTTAGCGTGGGATATAGACACTGGAGAAGGTGGTGTTTATTACGATTTAAAACAAAAAGTTAAACCTCCTTATCTATTTCAAGGTTATTTCTTTAATAAGTTGTATTGGCACCATGAAAGAGATTATATTTTAGAATTATTTACACCTGATAAAAATATTAGTGATTATATTGAGTATAACTATGGTAACTTATTTGATAAAAGTATATCCTTACACTTAAGAATGGGTGGAGGAAGACAAGATAATTTTTTTGATATTAAATTAATTCCAGGTGAATGGGTAAGTAGGATAATAAAAGAAGAAGGTGAAGACCATAAGGTACTTGTTTTTTCTGACAATTTAAATTCTGCCAAATCATTTGTAAATGAATTAGGATTTCCAAAAGAAAAATTTGTTTATATTGACGAAGACCCGTATATTGCCGTTCATATGATGAGTAGATGTGATAAACACATACTTTCAAATTCAACTTTATCATTTTGGGGTGCGTATCTTGATAAAAAGCAAGAAAATGAATATACTTTTATACATGAAAGTTTTTTCGAAAGACACCCTTATAGTATGATACCTTACAATAACTGGAAAATTAATTATTAAATTATATTATTATGAGTGAACAAATTCAAATAACAAAAACAATGATGAATAAATTAAATGGTAAACTTAGAGTTCCTATCCATATTAGTTACATTGCGAATTATATCTTAAAAGATTCTGTAGATAAAACTAGAAAGGTTATGGAAAAACTTGTAGAAGATGGTACCATAATCGAAAGTATACATGCGAAGGATTACTATGTTTTAAATAAAAAAAAATATGAATAAAGAGTTAGTTATACATCCAACACATTATGGTGGTAAAGACAATCCATATGAAGTTATAAAAATAGCGGAAGCGACAGGGTTAGATAAGGATGCATATCTTTTTAACGTACTTAAGTATATAGTTAGAAGTGGTAAAAAAGATGATAATCCCCCTGTACAAGATTTAAAAAAAGCGTTATTTTATTTGGATAGAAGAATAAAAATAATAGAGAAGAATGGAGAATAATAAAATTTATTGCGGTGATGGCCGTAAACTTATGGCTGAAATGCCTGAGAAGACGATTGACTTAGTTGTTACAAGTCCACCTTATGGGGTAGGAATCGATTATGATAGTTGGGATGACGATAAAGAAATTGCCGAGTATTGGAAATTTACTAGAGAATGGTTACGAGAAACGTATAGAGTCCTAAAAGATGACGGACGTATAGCTTTGAATATTCCCTATGAGATTAACCGACAGAAAAAAGGTGGTAGAATATATTTCTCGGCTGAGTTTTGGATGATAATGAAAGAAATTGGATTCGGATTCTTTGGTATTGTGGACTTAGAAGAAAGTTCACCACATCGTAGTAAGACTACGGCATGGGGGAGTTGGATGAGTCCGTCTTCACCATACATATATAACCCAAAAGAATGTGTAATACTAGCCTACAAAAAGAAACACAAAAAGGATGTTAAAGGAACACCTCAATGGAAAGGAGAGTATCAAATGGTACCTAACGAAAAGATTGAGGGTGAGTTTAGAAAGAAGTTAGTTTATGATGATAAAGACAAAAAAGATTTTATGTCTTTAGTTTTCGGTCAATGGAATTATTTTGCCGATACTCAACAAAAGACTAAGGCTACTTTCTCATTAGATATTCCTTATAGGGCAATAAAAATACTATCATACAAAGAAGATATAATTATGGACCCTTTTAATGGTAGTGGAACAACATGTTTAGCCGCAGAAATGTTAGGTAGACCATGGATTGGTATTGACATTAGTAAAAGTTACTGCAAAGTTGCTGAAAATAGGATAAAAGAATATCAGACAGAACAAAAACAACTCAAATTAGTTTTAGATGAGCATACGCGAAATTAACATGATTGGTGATGATTATATGACTATAGTTACCACCGATAACCACGTAAAAACATTTAAAAAAGAAAAACTAACACCAGTACAGAAGGTTTGGTTTGAAAATGTAATAGCTTGTTCAATATCATTAATGAATGAAACCCCTACAAAGTAAGGGGTTTTTTGTTATTCAGGATATTTATTAATAAAACTTTTATGTCACGTATTATATTAAAAGAAGAAGAAAAACATTATATACAAAAACTGTATTTACTTGAAAATGATACGGTAAGGAAAGATGGTACTAAAATGAGGGCCAGTCAAAACTTTTGGGATTTTATAAAATTCGAAGAAGGTGACCCTAAAAAACCTGTGGGTTCTATTAAAGAACCTGTACTTAAAGCTTACAAAGATACTAGTGGTATTTGGACTATAGGTTATGGTCACACAGGAAGTGATGTTAAAGAAGGTTTAGTTATAACTAAACAACAGGCACTTAAATTATTATACTCCGACGCAACTATTTCCGCAGATTGTGTTAGAAGATTTTTAAGTGAATGGAAAGATAAAGGTTTAAAAACTTATATGTTAACACAAGGAGAATTTGATTCATTGGTTTCATTAGTTTTTAATTCAGGATGTGATTCAGTGAGGATGTCAAGATTTATTCAATATCTTAAATCGGGTCAAAATAAAAAAGCGGGAGAAGCTATTCTAAAATACAAAGACAATAATTCTGGTTTAAAGAATAGAAGAGAAAAAGAAAGTAATATGTTTTTATCATGAAAAAATTAATTAAAGAATCGGGACTAAGGAATATGAAGGCGTTAGCCGACAGATATAAAAAGGCTAAAATTTATTTCCACCAAGATTTAGATGGTGTTACAACTGCCTTAGCTATGAAAAATTATTTAGAAGATAACGGAATTAAAGTTGTTGATTCTGAGATAATACAGTATGGTGATAAAGAGTTCACTGTTAAAAAACAAGACGCTCAAGGAGATACTATGCCAGTTTTAGTTGACTTCGCCCACGGTAAACCAATGTTTGTAGTTCATACTGACCACCACGATAGTCAAACAGGTGTTGAAGATGAAACTTCAACTTCCTTTAGGTCATCAAGGTCTAATGTTGAAACCTTATCACAAATAATGTCTCCGAAAGATATTTTTACTTCTGATGACATAAGGCTAATATCTACAGTTGATTCTGCAGATTTTGCGAAGTACGGATTAAAACCTAAAGATATTATGAATTTTGTCTTTAAACTTCAAAAAGACGAATCATTACAAAAAAATAAAACGGCTTTAGGATTGGCGACTAACAAATTAATGTTAGCCTATAAGAATAAACCTGGATTTATGGAGGAATTAGTTATGACTTCTAACCCATCTTTGTTAAATATATTTCAAAATATTAATAGAATCGCGGCGGAGAAAGGATATGCCCTTCCTGATGAAATGGCTTTAAATCAAAAAGATTATGTTCAAAAACAAAAAGAAAGTGAAAAAGTATATGTGGACGATAATATTATAGTTCAATACGGTGGAGGTTCAATGTTTAAACCAGGTTCTTATGATAGATACACACCATTTGAAAATAACCCTGATGCGGATTTCTTAGTTATTGCTTGGCCTATGGGATTAGTACAGGCGTCTTGTAACCCATTTAAAAAAGAAAGAGAACTAAAAGGTGTTAATTTAGGTGAGATTGCTCAAGAAGTGTTAAGTAAATGGGAGAGTCAATTAAAGGATAAAATAATTCCATTATCTACAATAAAGTGGATATCTGAAGGTAATAAACAATTTGGTGATGAATCAGTTGGTTTTACAAATGCAGATTTAGAAGCATTTTATGGTGATAAAGTACGTTCTATTGATGGTGGTGATGAATATATGGAAAAGTTAAAAGACATCATGGATACACCTTCAACTCAATTAACGGAAGACCAGTGGGCAATATTAGACAAATTAGGTGTACCTGCGTGGGAAATGATTCAAGCAAACTCAGGAGGACATAAATGTATTACTAATATATCCGCACTTAATTATTTCGGTAGAGGTAAGAGAAAACCTGAAGGTAAATATAAATACAATAAAGATAAAGGTGACTCACCTTATGTTAAGTTTACTAAGATGATTCAGAATGAGTTTGTAAAAAAACTTAAAGAAAAAATCAATGACTCTAAAAATTTAAATGAGTCAGTTATAAATGAAAATATAGGGTTTATCTTTCCAATTGGT